AAAAAATGAGGAAATTATGGCAAAAATGCGTGAATTTCTGTTCTGGAACGAATCAGGACAAGAAGAAAAGAAAGAAAATACAAGTTTTAAGAAGGCTGTTAAGTCAGTACAAGAAAATTTTAAAAATCAACTGATTGGATTTGAATATATTAGTAAAAAAGGCAAAAAAAATTGTGTCTTCAATACAATTACCACTTGGTAGAAAGAAAAAGTTAGGTAGATAATGGCAAAATTAAGTAAAACATTTATTGCACGTGAAAAATCTTACAAAAAAACTTCTCAATCTAAAAAAAGACGTAGTGTAAAGTTTGGATCAATGAATAAATCTAAAAAACGTAGTTGGAAAGCGTATAACGGACAAGGAAAAGGGTAAAATGGCCGTAAGAGAAGGTGATTTTTTAACAACAGGTCACGGATGTGATGGAATTACTACTTTAGCAATTTCTTTAATTAGAACAGTATTGGCAAATAGAATTGTGGGTGCTGTAAGAGGCACTCCTACATCACCTCACACTATTCTAGTTCCTGGAGACCCACCAAGATGTGTAAATCACCCAGCAATTTTAAATCAAGGTTCACCAAATGTAAGAATAGGTAATATACCTTGGGGTAGACTAGGTGATAGTGCAGATGGTGGACAAATGATTACAGGTTCTACAAACGTTTTAGTAAACGGTAGATAATTCATATAAATATTACTATGGCTTATTCAAACTATGACGCAAGTACAACGAATCAAAGTAAACGATCAAATCGTATTTACAAAGATTTAAATTTAAACTTTACTAAAAATCCAGCAACTAAAGATGTTGCAAGATTATTTGATGTACAGGCAATTAAGAGAGCTGTTAAGAATATAATCTTAACAAACAAATACGAAAAACCTTTTAATTCTGACTTTGGTTGTAATTTAAGAGGTTTCTTATTTGAGAACATGACCGAACCTATGATGGTAATCATCAAAGATAGGGTTGCAATGGCAATTGAGAAATACGAACCTAGAGTTTCAGTAGAAGATGTAGTTGTTCGGGAAGATGAAAACAATAATGGGTTAGATATTATGGTTTCATTTTTAATTAATGGTGCAGAAGCGCCTATATCAGTATCAACATTTTTACAAAGAGTAAGATAAGATGGCACAACACAAATTAGAAATTTCAGAATTAGATTTTGAAAATATAAAAGGTTCACTCAAAAGATTTTTAGCAAATCAAAACGAATTTAAAGATTACGACTTTGAAGGTAGTTCAATGGCAATATTGCTTGACCTACTTGCTTACAATACACATTACTTGGCTTACAATGCAAACTTTGTAGCAAACGAAATGTTTATGGACACAGCACAGTTAAGATCAAGTGTTGCGTCATTGGCTAAATTAGTAGGATACACACCTAACTCTGCTAGAGCACCAATCGCTGATTTAAAATTAGTAATCAACGATGGTACAGGTGCTTCAATTACAATTCCTGCAGGTACAAAATTTACTTCATCAATAGATGGTTTAACTTACACGTTTGTTTCAGTATCAGATAAAGTTGTACAACCAATTGATGGTATTTACACAGCACAAAGTTTAAATGTTTACGAAGGTACATATGTTACCTATGCTTACACATATGACAGCCAAGATATAGATCAAAGATTTTTAATACCTAGTGACAGAGCAGATACAACTACAATAAAAGTTGTAGTGCAAAATAGTGCTTCAGATGTAACACAAACCACATACACTAAAGCAAGTTCAATAACAGAATTAGATAGTACATCAAAAGTTTATTTCTGCCAAGAGGCTGAAGACGGTCAATTTGAAATTTACTTTGGTGATGGTGTAATTGGTAAATCATTAGACGATGGTAATATAATTAGTATTAGTTATGTTGTTACAAACAAAACAGAAGCAAATGGTGCTACATCATTTTCTCTTTCTGGTTCAATTTCAGGATTTACAGATATTACTGTTACAGTTAATTCATCAGCACAAGGTGGTGCTGAACCTGAAAGTTTACAAAGTATAAAATTCAATGCACCTAATTTTTATGCGTCACAAGACAGAGCAGTTACAATAGAAGATTATAAATCAAAAGTAAAACAACTTTATGCTAACACACAATCAGTTAGTGCTTGGGGTGGTGAAGACGCTGAAACGCCATTCTATGGTAGAGTTTATCTTTCTATTTTACCAACAAGTGGCTCTAATCTTACAGACGCTACAAAAGATAAAATAGTAAAAGATTTAAAAAAATATTCAGTTGCTTCAGTTACACCAGTTATCATTGATCCTGAAACAACATATATATTAATTACATCTAACGTTAGGTTTAATGAGGCAACAACACCTAAAACTGCTGACACAATTAAATCAAATGTTGTTACAACAATAACAGATTACAACGCAAATACTTTACAATCATTTGATACTATTTTTAGATATTCTAAATTAACAGGATTGATTGATGAAACAGATGAAAGTATTTTATCAAACATAACTACAATTAAAATAAGAAAGTCTTTTGTACCAACATTAGGCAGTTCTACAAAATATACAATTAACTTTGCAAACGCATTATACAATCCACATTCAGGTCACAATTCTGCTTCTGGTGGTATTTTAGAATCAACAGGATTTAAAATTGATGGCGACACTACAAACATTTGGTTTTTAGATGATGATGGACAAGGTAATGTAAGAAGATATAGAAATGATGGTTCTGTAAGATCATATGCTAACAGTACACAAGGTACAATAGATTACTCAACAGGTAAAGTTGAAGTAAACTCTTTAAATGTTTCTAATATAGAAAACGTAAGAGGTGCAGCTTCAACAGTTATAGAAGTTACGGTTAAACCTAATTCAAACGATATTGTTCCTATCAGAAATCAAGTATTAGATATTGATGTTGCAAACAGTTCAGTTACAGTTGAGGCTGACACATTAGCAGGAGGCTCAGCAAACGCTGGTATAGGATATACCACGACTAGTAGTTATTAGATGAAATGGCCGACTTTAAAGATAAAATATCAAACCTTATAAATTCACAAGTACCTGATTTTGTACTTGAAGACCACCCATTATTTTTAGACTTTGTAAAAGCATATTATCAGTTGATGGAATCAGCTGAGATTACATTAACAAACATTGGCGATCCAGATCATTTAGTATTAGAAGGTACAACAGTTGCAAAGATTGTACTTGATGGTACAAACGTAAGTAAAGATGATGGTAACGATAACGTTCTTTTAGAAGACACAAGTTATGGTGATTTTATAAACGGCGAAACTATTACAGGTTCTACATCTGGTGCAACGACAACAATAATAATAGAAGACGTTGATGGTGGTGGTCGTTTGTTTGTTACTCATCAAAATAAATTTATAGAAGGTGAATTAATAATAGGTTCGTCTTCAGGCGCTCAGGCAACTATAGGTAAGTACAGAGCAAACCCAGTTCAAAATATTCAACAACTTTTAGATTACGCTGATGTAGATAAAACTATATCAGCTTTCTTATCTAAATTTAGAAACTCATTTTTAACAAGTGTACCTGATAGATTATACGAAGGTATAGATAAAAGAAATCTTACAAAAAATATTAAATCACTATATCAATCTAAAGGTACAAAACGTGCAAGTGAAATATTTTTTAAATTACTTTTAAACGAAGACGCTGAAATAAGATACCCTAAAGATGAAATGTTAAGGGTGTCTGATGGTAAATGGGATACTAAAAAAATAATTCGTTGTTTAGCATTAGGTAATTCAGATCCTACAAATCTTATAGGTCAAACAATCACACAAGCAAACAACCCGACAGATACAAATATAAATGAAGCGACTGCAATTGTAGAAGATGTATTTAAATTTTTAATAGGTGGTGTAGAAGTTACTGAATTAGTTGTAGGTGATAATTCTGTTTCTGGTACTTTTGTTGCTGGTGAAACAATTACAGGTACAGATAATACAGACGCTGCTGTTCTAGTTTCATTAACAGTTTCAGAAATTATAGATCAAAAAACAATTACAAATGATGGTGCATTATATAACGAAGATGACCAAGTAGAAATAACAGCAGGTGGTACAGGTGCAAATGTTAAAGTTGGTACAATAGGTCCTGGTGCAATACAAGAAGTATTAGTAGATACAGGTGGTACAGGTTACGCTGTAGGTGATACCATAAACTTTGGCACAGGAAATGCGACTGCAAGAGTATCAGTTGTAAATGGTGGTGTTACATTAGAGTCGGGTACAGGTACAGGTCAATTAATATTAGAAGATGAAACAGGTAAGAATGACCAATATTTTGGTAACAAAGTTGTACAAGAAGCAGGTTCAGG